ATTTATGGATACTTGTATGTGCGAGTATTTTTGGTATAAAGGGAACACAAATTTTCCGAAATGGAAAAAAATAAGGAGATAAAAAATGGCAAATAGAAGATTTAATACACAAACAACTCAGCCTTTAGCATCAGGTGGAAGAGCAAAAGCTATGGGTGGTGGAGTAATGAGAAAAGATATGAGATCTGGTTACTATCCATCAGACATGGGCATGGCAGGTGGTGCTATGTACAAAAAAGGTGGAAAAGTTAAAAAGAAAAAACAAGGTTACAAAGATAGAAAAGATGAATCTATCGCAATGAGAATTCGTAAGAAAAGAACTAAGAAACAATTAAAAGCATCTAGAGATGATTCTTACGGAAGATTTGGAAGCAAAGCTAAAAAATCTGGTAAAATTAATAAATAATGATTAAAAAATTTATTAACAAAATAAAAAAAATCTTTATTCCTTTAAGACAAGGAACAGAAGATTGTAATCACGAAAACAACGTGACAAGAAAAATAAAGTATTGTCTCGATTGCAACAAAGTTATACAGGAGTATTAAGGTGACTAAACGATTTGGAATGGGAAACAAAAAAGTAATTAAAGCTAGAGATTTAAATAACGATGGAAAAAAATCTAGTTATGAAATTGCAAGAGCTAAAGGAATGGCTAAAGGAATGGGAGCACGTTTTGAAGCTAAAAAAGGCGGTAGCGCTTATCATACAACTAAAGATGGTAGAAGAGTTAAGAAAGGACTTTACTATTACATGAACAAAAGAAAAAAAGCAGGTACAAGCAGACCCGGTAAAGGAACTGTAAGTTCTAAAGCATTAAAAAGATCAGCTAAAACTGCAAAGAAGGCATAATGCGTAAAGCTGACAATATGCCAGCAAGAAACAAGAAAAACTTTCGTCCTACAGAAAAGGGCGCAGGCATGACACGAGCCGGTGTTGCTGCCTATAGAAGAAAAAATCCCGGTTCTAAATTAAAAACAGCGGTCACTGGCAAGGTCAAACCAGGATCAAAAGCTGCTAAACGACGTAAGTCGTATTGCGCTAGAAGCGCCGGCCAAATGAAACAATTTCCGAAAGCAGCAAAAGATCCTAATTCAAGACTAAGACAGGCGCGTAGAAGATGGAAATGTTAAATGAAAAATGCAATACTAGATGCTTTAGAAGATAGGTATACAGCACAAATTTCAGAAGCAGACGCTACCATTAAAATATATTTAGAAAATTCTGTAGGTATTGGAGAACACCCACAACATATAGATGAGATAGATAAATTGTTTCAAAAAATTGCAGATGCTCAAGAAAAGCTACAAGCAATTAAAGATTTTAGGGAGCCAGGACATGCCCTTTAAATCTAAAAAACAAAGACGTTATCTATACAAAAACGAACCTGCCATAGCTAAAAAATGGACTAAAAAATATGGTAGTAAAATAAGTAAACCAAAGAAAAGGAAAAAGAAATAATGGACGAAATGACATTTATAGAAAAAATAAAAAAAATAATTAAAATGAGACATGATGATGTAGTATCGGCAATGGCGTCTGGTGGTGTTGACAATATGGAAAAATACCAGTATATGTTGGGACAGATACGAACGTATCAATATTTAAATCAGGAAATATCCACCCTGCTAAATAAAAAGGAGCAAAATGAACAAGACGGAACAGTCATCAACATCAACTCAAAAACCAAAGATTGAGTTACCGAATAAAGAATTAGTAGGTGTAAAACCAACTAAGAAAAAAGAAATTAACGAATCTTCAAAACTACCAAATCCAACAGGTTGGAGAATTTTAGTTTTACCTTTTAAACAAAAAGAAAAAACTAGTGGTGGAATTATTTTAGCAGACGATACAATAGAACGATCACAAGTAGCATCAACTTGTGGTTTAGTATTATCTATGGGCCCGCACTGCTATGACAAAGAAAGATACCCAGAAGGTCCATGGTGCAAGAAAGGTGATTGGATTATCTTTGCAAGATATGCAGGATCACGAATTAAAATAGATGGGGGTGAGATAAGACTTCTTAACGATGATGAAGTTTTAGCGACCGTGGAAAACCCTGAAGATATATTCCACGAATTTTAACAATCATAGGAGGAACTATGCCAGACAAAGAAGAAAAAACAGTTAATCTTGATACATCCGGACCGGGTGCAAGAGTAGAACTGCCAGAAACAGAGAACGAAGAAACAAAAACATATGAAAACAAGGATAATAAAAATGAAGCAAATGTTATATACGATGATCAGCCCGCTGATACATCTGAGAAATCTAGTGAGCAGTCTAATGTTCGAGATGAAAAGAACGAAGGCGGAGAGGTTGCACAGAAAACTGACGAAGTTAAAAGTGATAAACAACAAGATAACACTCAAGCAGTTGAAGAATATTCTGAAGGAGTTAAGAAAAGAATAGCTAAACTTACTAAAAAAATGCGTGAAGCTGAAAGACAAAGAGAAGAAGCTATCGCATTTGCACAACGAGTTAAACAAGAACGAGATCAATTTGAAGCTAAGTCAACATCTTTAGATAAAAATTATGCTACCGAAATGGAAGGTAGGATTTCATCTTCTTTAACAGCAGCTCAAGAAAAATTAAAAGCTGCAAGATTAAATGAAGATGCTAAAGCAGAAGTAGAAGCTTTAACTCAAATATCTCAGTTAGGTTATGAACAAGGTAAATTAGCAGAGTTAAAAACTCAACATCAAATGCAGGAAACTGCTGCTAAAGAAAGACCTGTAAGAACCCAACAACCTATCAATCAATCAGCTCCAGTAGACCCTAAAGCAGAAGCTTGGGCCGAAAAAAATGAATGGTTTGGTAAGGATAATGCTATGACTTACACAGCATTCGATCTACACCGAAAATTAACGGAGGAAGAAGGTATGGATCCACAATCTGATGAATACTATGCAGAAGTGGATAAAAGAATAAGACTTGAATTTCCCCACAAATTTGGTAATAGTGTAGAAAAACAGACTAGTAAACCTACACAAAACGTTGCCTCTGCAACGCGTAGTTCAAAGACTGGTCGCAAACAAGTGAGACTCACATCTTCTCAAGTCGCAATAGCGAAAAAATTAGGTGTGCCACTAGAAGAGTATGCGAAACAACTTATAAACACGAAGGAGGTATAGGCATATGAATACAAAAAAACCAACTCGTGCGAGCCAAGTAAAAAGTGATACAACAAAAGTTGAATCACAAGCAAAATCGGTTAAACCGAAAATGCAAAATAAACCTTGGACTCCACCATCGTACTTAGATACGCCCAACGCGCCAGACGGATTCAGACACAGATGGGTCAGGATAGAAGTCTTGGGATTTGTTGACACGAAAAACATACAAGGACGCTTAAGGTCCGGGTATGAGTTAGTAAGAGCCGACGAATATCCTAATGAGGACTTTCCAGCAATCACCGACGGCAAATACGCAGGGGTTATCGGGCACGGAGGCCTAGTGCTGACTAGGGTACCGGAAGAGATCGCACGGTCAAGACAAGAGTATTTTGCAAAGCAAGCTCAAGAACAACAGGCCGCAATCGACAACGATCTTATGAAGGAACAGCATAGGGGAATGCCTATCGACATCGATATGCAAACTCGTACAACCTTCGGTGGCAAGAAAAGTTAAAAATTTTTAACACTTCAACCCAGCGAATAAATTAACCGTGAGTGGAGGCCCGCAAGGGTAGCTCACATAAGGAGAAAACAACTATGGCTAATAGTTCATCAACTGGGTTTGGATGCAAACCCATTAAAATGTACGGCAATGGTTATGAAAACATGGGTTTAGGTGAATACCCTGTTGCAGCGTCTTCATCTGCGATATACTTTCAAGATTTAGTATGTCAAGCAGCTAGTGGATATGCTGTGGTAGGAATAGCTGGTACTGAAGATATTATCGGCTCTCTAAACGGTGTTTTTTACACTGATGCTACTACATCAAAGCCTACGTTCCAGAACTACCTACAAGGTAGTAATACTGCTACTGATATTGTTGCTCTTGTTAACGACAGTCCGTTACAACAGTACGAAATCAGAAGTAACAACACTGGAGCTTCGGCACAAACAGACGTTGGTAACACAGCTGATATTGCATATAGTGCAGGTGGATCACCTAACTATGTGTCAGGAGCGACTCTAGATGATTCGACTCTTAACAATAACGCTGACCAACAAGTTAAAATAATAGGTGTCTCAAGAGACCCGGAAAATAGTGACCTTACATCTGCAAATGTAGTATGGAGAGTTATTATTAACCAGTCGTTCTTCTTGGATACTACAGGGGTATAAGGAGGATAATATGGCTATATCACGTAATCAACTAGTTAAAGAACTAGAGCCAGGTTTGAATGCCTTATTCGGCCTGGAATACAAACAGTATGAAAATCAGTCAGCTGAAATTTATACTACAGAGTCATCTGACAGAGCTTTTGAAGAAGAAGTAATGTTAAGTGGATTCGCTCAAGCACAAGTAAAACCAGAAGGTTCAGGTGTTACATACGATAATGCTCAAGAAACTTTCACAGCTAGATACACTAACGAAACAATTGCGTTAGCGTTTGCTATCACTGAGGAAGCTATTGAAGATAACTTGTATGACAGACTTGCTTCTAGATATACAAAAGCTTTAGCAAGATCTATGGCTCAAACTAAACAAGTAAAAGCAGTTAGTCCATTAAACAATGGAATGCCTGGAGGAACTTTCAATTCAGGTGACGGTGTTACTTTATTTAACACTGCGCATACTACTATTGCTGGATCGTTTTCGAACACTCTAGCAACTGCTGCAGACTTAAACGAAACATCTTTAGAGCAGTCTTTAATTGACATTGCAGCTCTTACAGATGAAAGAGGTTTAAAAATCGCAGCTAAAGGTATGAAAATGATCATTCCATCTGCACTACAATTCACAGCTGAAAGACTTATGGCTTCTGCTGGTAGAGTTGGAACTGCTGATAATGATGTTAACGCTATCAAATCTATGGGGATGATTCCTCAAGGATACTCTGTTAATAATTTCTTAACAGATACTGATGCGTTCTTTATCATTACAGACGTGCCAAATGGTATGAAACATTTCGAAAGAACTCCATTAACTACTAAAATGGAAGGTGACTTCGATACTGGTAATGTTAGATACAAAGCTAGAGAAAGATACGTTTTTGGCGTATCTGACCCTAGAGGTATCTTCGGATCACCAGGAGCGTAATACTTAAATTTTTTTGTGGCGGGACACAGTTCCGCCACAATTACTAAATAGAAAGCTAAAACCATGAAAAAATTCCTAGTAAATATATACGCATACGATTATCACGCTAGATTTGAAGTAGAATCTAATGATAACGCCATTTCTCTAGAACAAGCAATAGTTGACAAACTGGGAGAAAAGAGTATAACTTGGGAATCAACGGGAATGTTTAGTACAAATCCCTATCGAATAACCTATGAGGAGGTTAGTGATGATACAAGACCTTTACAAACAAAAAAGGTCCTTGGAGTTGAAGTGGGAACAGGAGCATCTATCTAATG